ACACACATACACGTATGACCTGATTACTGAATTTGGCATGTATATGCGGCTTTACGCGACTGATCTGGGTGTAATGTCAGCAATTTGGACAAAAATCCCACTTTTATCCACTTTCTGAACGTGCTATAATCCGGAGTATCATGCAGGTATATGTCATCCCCTGCCAGGCCAAACCCATCTATCAGCTGGAAATCCCTGATCGCGATGTCGATCGGCAATCTGAGCTGATTCGGGAGGTCGTTGGTGGGCACTTCGAGATCATCTACGCCGCAATTGACGGCGTACTGTTATGGGCCAACGAGGAAGGCAAGTTGTTGGGCCTCCCGCTGAATATGAGGGCTACGGTTCTCGCGGGGCTGGAGACTGGCGGTTTGGTGGGTAACGTCGTGGTGACGGGCCAGCAGGGTCCGAACATTGCCGAGCCGCCGCTGGAGATAGAGGAACATTGGTCAGGCCAAAACGGGCACCAACAAGGATAGACCAAAAACAACCCATGGAGGGTTATATGAAGGTGAAGTTGCTTGTCACTGCGATTGCGCTCACGCTGATGTGGGCGTTCGCAATGGCACTACCAGCGGTGTCGGACGCAGGACAGACCAAGCCGGGGTGCGACTGGAAGTTCGCTCCCAAGGACTGTGACGATGACGGCGACAAGATCGTCGTTGTCGTGGAGCCTCCGGGGGAGAACTGTCCGGCGGGCGGCGTGAAGATCATCGTATTCAAGGGCGACCATGACTACGACTACAAGAAGCCCAGTGAGCACCACAACGTGTTTTACGTCTGCAATGGCGAAGATGGCCAGGATGGCGAAGATGGCACGGACGGCGAGAATGGCACTGGTGTGCAGGTTGCGCCCGAGCCTGCTGGCGAGAACTGCCCCAACGCGGGAGTGGTCGTAACCCCGGTGGCAGCGGACGGTACTCTGGGCGATCCATTCTATGTCTGTAACGGAGTCGATGGGACTCCAGGTGCGGACGGGCCGACTGGTCCGGCTGGCACCCAAGGACCACCAGGTGTGACCGGTCCTCAAGGGCCTGCTGGCAGCACTCCGCAGCTGGCCATTTGTACCAGCACACGCATCGCTCGGTGGCGACTCGTTGTTCGCCGCGCGAACCGTGTGCGCAATTTCCGCGCGTCATTTGAGGGTGTCCGCGCTCCGGTGCAGCGTGGAATCCGTAGTGGACGCCGGGCGTTCAGGGTCACGGTCGACATGACTGGCCTGCCACGTGGCATGTATGTCGCTCGGGTCCGCTACCGAGTCAGCCGCAACGGTGGCCCGTTTCGTCGCACTACCAAGATCCACTACTACCGGGCATGCACTGGCAATCCCAAGGGCGGTGGACCGGAAGGGCCGAACACCTTCCAGATCACAACCCTCTAGTACACCGGAAAAGAATAATCCGCAAATAGCGAGATCCACTAGGCATGCCCAATCAGGATGCGGTAGGGTATCGTGTCCAGTTACTACCCCAAAAGGAGGGGTTTATGAAGCGAGTCCTAGTGGCTCTCGCTTGCTTGCTGTCCCTGTCGTTGGTCGGTGCCGTTGGCACCGCTCAGGCGCAGGAAGATGACCCTGTGCCTCCGGCGTTCGCGCCACCGGCACCGGCACCGGTGACTGACGCTGACTCGGCGGCGCTGTTTCTGGAGGGCTACGTCGCGGACAACGCGCGTCGCTTCCTCAGGACCGACCGCCGCCGTGTCCGCGTCATCGACGTGAACGCGACGTGTCTCCAGCATCCCGTGACGCTGACGCGCTATGGCTGCGCGTTCACGCTGCGGGCGCTCGTGATCCAGAGGCGCCACAACTGGCGCAACTGGGGCCACGGCAGCAAGGCGCGTACCAGCGGCAAGCGTGGCGAGAAGCCGCGCCACCGTGTTCGCATCAGGACGTTCGGTTGCCTTGGCATCGCGCGCATTGACGCGCCCGCCGCTGGCACGCCGACTGTCCGGATTCCGCTGGCCGATTGCGTGCGTGTCCCGCGCCGCGATCTGGTCGCACCCGAGCCGGTCTAGCAGTTGTTGAAGCCCGTGATCGCTCTGACGGCTGCCCTCGTGGTGGCCGTTGGAGCGTGGGGCCTTCCATCCGCCCCGGCGCAAGGCAGCGACACTGTGACTGTAACCGACGAGCCACCCGGCGAGAATTGTGAGTTCGGGGGCGTGAAGATTACTGTCACCCATGTCGAACCGGAGCCGACTGAAGAGCCGACTCCTGAGCCGACTGAAGAGCCAACTCCCGATCCCACCGAGGAGCCCACGCCAGACCCGACTGAAACACCGGAGGCTCGGGCTGGTCAGGCGCCGGAAGTGACGTACGTCTGTAGTGGCCAGCAGGGCGCGCCTGGTGATCCGGGCGACAATGGCGACAACGGCGAAGATGGCCGCGACGGAATGGACGGCCTAGACGGAATGGACTCCGATCCTGATACGCCCGGAGTCCAAGCTCGGCGCAGCGACAGGTGTGCGACCGCTGGCATCATCCGAGTGAAGGTTCCCAAGCGTTTCCGCAATGGTGCCCGCGTGAGGGTCACTGCGAACGGTCAGCGATCCAGTCGTCGGCGTGTTCGCAATCGCAAAGTGTCAGCGAACCTTCGTGCTGTCCCTTGTGGGTATTACCCGGTGCTTGTACAGCGCCGAAATGTGCGGTCCTACGTGACCGTACTGTGGTTGACTCCGCGCCGCGTGGCGCGAGTCTCCGCCAACTAGCACTTGAGGCTCCGACTTCGTTCCCAGGTCGGAGCCTCATTTGCGTTCCCATTCTGTATCCGGTAGACTCCTTGTATGTTTCGACTGCTATTGCTCATCGGAGCCATCTACTGGTTCTTTCAAGCCCTTCCGTACATCGCCGGTGCAGGCGTAGCCATCTGGTGGTGTTGGTCCTTGCTCGGCGTATGGGTGGACAAGCCTATCCCCACAGCGCCCAAAGAACCGGAAATCAGGTTCCTTCCGCGCTACCCAGATATGCCCCAGGAGTGGAACTGGTCGGTCCATCTCTACCTGCTCGATGAGATCAACTCGTTCGAGCTTGTGCATCGCGCCGCGTAGGCGTATTCAGGCGGGCCGTTACGAAATGAACTGGTGATTATCCTGCAAATCTGGGAAATACTAGATTCCAGACTGGCGATCTAACCTGAAACTTGCAGACCACTGAGGGGTGCGCTAGTCTAGAGGAGTGCCAGCCCCTGAAAACCGCCGCTCGGCCACAATCGCATTGGCGGATAGACATGGGCGGAACGTGGCGCGGGACGCGGAGCCAAACGACCAGTTGCTTCATGTTATCTGGCGTGAGCGGACCAAGGTGGACAAGCTGGACAAAATCCTTGGGTCGCTGGCTGAGCGGGCGGGAATTGATCCGACTGGGTCCGGCCTCCGATCCGGCGACCCAGCTTGGGCAGCGGCTATTCCCGCCACCCGTCCCACGTATGAACTCCAGCAAGCGGAGGAGAAGCTGTTGGCTTCCCACTGCATCCAGTACGTGCGGCTTGGATTCGAGAGTCGTGAAATCGTACTCAAGGAACAGATGGCCGACATGTTCCTGTTCGTTATCTCCCGCGCTCTGGAACAGCTGGAACTGACGCCGAGGCAACAGCGCGCAGCCCCCAGGATCATCGAGGATTGCGTGCTTTCACTAGAGGCACGCAATGAGTCCTAGCGCCCGGTAGCTCCATGGTCCCCGGCGAGCACGCCAAACTTCAGACTCCCATAGCGAGGGTGGCGTGACGCGTTCTTTGCTCACCACGCCGCCCTCGCGGTCATTTCAGGTTCGGCTTCCTCGCGGCACAGCCCTCTCCGTGCGCCAGGGGCTGGAGAAGCAGAACGTGAGAAACCGATGGGAGCGCAACCCCACCGGGTGGGTCAGGAGTCGGCTGGGTGAGTTCCTTTGGTCCAAGCAGGTGGAAATCTGCAACAGCGTCGTGCGTAACAGACGCACCGCTGTCCGCAGCGCGCACGACACCGGGAAGTCTCGTGTCGCTTCCCGCATCGTGGCGTGGTGGTTGGACACTCACCCGGTCGGCTCAGCCTTCGCAGTCACGACTGCTCCAACCGCTCCGCAGGTGGAAACGATCCTCTGGCGTGAGATTGGCAACGCGCATCGACGCGGCCAGCTCAACGGGAGGATCACTGGTGGCTCGATTCCCAAGTGGAAGGTCGGCAATGGTGAGATCATCGCCTATGGCCGCAAGCCTGCTGACCTGAAGTCCGAGGAAGCCGCCAGCGCAGCTTTCCAGGGCATCCACGCGCGCTACATTCTGATCATCTTGGACGAGGCATGCGGCATCCCTGGTTGGTTGTGGAACTCTGTCGAGACTCTCGCCACCAACGAGTTCGCGCGTGTACTCGCCATCGGCAATCCGGACAACCCGCAGACCCACTTTGAGAAATGCTTCAAGCCAGGGTCTGGTTGGGCAAACATCAAGATCAGCGCTTTCGACACTCCGTCCTACACAGGCGAGCCGGTCCCCAAGGGACTGCTGTTCGACCTCATCTCGCAATCCTGGGTGGAGTCTCGGGCCAAGGACTGGGGCGTGGGCAGCCCGCTCTACACAAGCAAGGTGCTGGCAGAGTTTCCGGAGGTCACCGAGGACACACTCCTGTCGCCCGCGATGTTGATGCTTGGGCAGGCTCTTGATCTGAGCTATCGTTCCATTGACGATCCCGGACGGTTCGGGCTGGACGTGGCGAGATTTGGTAGCAGCGAGACTTGTTGCTACCGGTACCGTGGCGGTGCCATCCGTCAAGAGTTCACGCATATGAACCGGGATACCATGTACACCGCAGGGCGCGCGGGTAACGCTATCAACGAAACCTACGGCGCAGCCCCAATGCGCGTTGATACCGTTGGTGTCGGCGGCGGTGTTCTCGACCGACTCCGTGAACAGAACTTCCCTGTCCAACCGTTCGTCGCCAACGAGAAGCCGAATGACCCAAAGCGGTTTCACGACAAGCGATCCGAATGTTGGTGGAACTTCCGCCTCAAGTTGGAAGGTGGCGAGATTGATCTCCCGCCCGATGGTGAGGATGATCGACTCATCGCCCAGCTGGGCTCAATCAGGTTCGAGTATCTGTCGAACGGCAAGATCAAGATTGAGCGGAAAGAGGACATGATCGACCGAGGCTTCCCCAGCCCTGACCGAGCCGACGCCGCGATGATGTCAACGGTCGCCGTGGACGAACTGTACATCCCTGAGAAGCGCCCGAATGATTCGATCACTGGCGACCTTCTGGAGACAAAGTGGTGACAAATGGCTAGCATGGACGAATGCTGGAAGGATCTTACAGACGCCGAGCAGAACACCTGCGACGAGTACAACGGCGGGGTCGCGCTCTCCGACTGGGCTGGCTACGACGACGCGATGGAGAAGCGTCGCAAGGATGCTTGGCACTGGCTCGACGACCAGCTGGAGAAGATCAGGAACGAGATCAAGACCAGTTCCTCGGACGAGAATCACGACAATCACCGCTACAACAGACGCGACTATCTCAAAGCTGTTGTGGAGGACGGCTACCGAGAGATCAGGCGCAAGGGTCCCAACTATCCGGCCAACACCAATTGGGACAACGAGAAGGTCTACATCGAGGAGCGTGAATACTACCTCGCGTGGAACTCAGCGACTGAGGGCCAGAAGCAGCGCAAGTTGGATAACCTTCACTGGCTTGAAGATCGCCGTCAGTACGTGTGGAGGCAGGCTGAGGGCAAGATCGAGACAGATGCCGGACCAGGCTGGGACAAGAAGAACAGAAAGCAGAGGTATGAGAACCTCTGCATCGCCACGCACTACGGCTCAGCCTATGAGGAGTGGGATAAGACCCACGACGGGGCAGGCAATCCCATCGACAGCAGCAGCTGGCGAGATAAGGTCGGTAAATGGCAAGAGAATCACTTGGGCATTACGGAGAGCCCATCGGGATCGAACTGCGACAGTCGCTCAGACGGAATCCGAACCAGCCAGGATGGATGCGCAAATGGCACCTGGCTTCGCAACCAACCATGGTGCGGGTGCTGGGCATGGAGCGGCCTCTATGCGGCAGGTCTGGTGAAGAAGGGCGACTCGTGGATGGCGTCCGTCGCCTCCATTGAGGACTACGCCAAGCAGAAGAAGGGGCCATTCAAGGGTTGGACGACTGATGGCTCCAAGGCCAAGAAGGGTGACCTGGTTGTGCTGTTCGGGCGAGGGCAGCATGTCGGAACAGTCCGCTCAGTGGACTCCAACTACTGTTACACCTGGGAGGGGAATACGTCATCCAGCTCGGGCGGCTCACAATCGAATGGGGGCGGCTCCTACAAGAGATCACGCAGTCGCTCCGGGGAAACATACGGCTACGCTCTGGTGGAGGGCAACTGATGACTACTCTCGGTGAGCCTGGCAGCGACGACCTGATTGACGACGAGGTCATGGACCGGATCATGAAGGTCGAGTTGGACGACGAGGCGGAACAGAAGGCTGACGCGACAGAGTTCGAGGAATGGCGCGAAGCCCACAGTGCGGAATTGGAGCACACCAATGCCGAGTAAACACTTCAAGTGCATCGTCTGTGGCACCGAGGCGAACATCGACGCTGAGGAAATCGCGCCTGACGTCATTACATGGCCGATTGTCTTCTGTGGGAAGTGCCCGAGCCACCCCAAAATGTTAGCAAACAACACGAGTGAGGTATCAACACATGCCTGAGACAAAGCCTGGCGACGACCAGCCCGAGGAAGGCTCTGAGATTCCCGTCCAGGGCGAGGAGCAGGAGACAGAGGAAGGCTCTGACGAGCCGACCGACGAGTCCATCGCCCGCGACGAGGAGGCTCAGGAGAAGGCTGATGCCATCCCTCCTCACGCAAGGGAGGGGCTGGACCCTACCGCTTTCAGCGACGACTCCGAGGATGATGAAGAGGAGGAGGCCAAGTAGCAATGGCCACCGGCGGCAAGACATCCAAGGCTCAGGTGCCTGACCCTCCCGTTGAAGAGAAGGGATGGGTCTTTGATCCTGCTCTGAGGACCAAGTCGCCAAACCTCGGAAACCTGGCGTGGGGCATTTGGGACCACGACGAAGCTGAGACCAGCCCCGAACTTCAATGGCCTCACTCCGTCAAGACCTATGATATGATGCGGAATGACGCCCAGTGCTGGGGCTTGTATCTGGGCGCCACTTCTCCCATCCTGCGGTATGTCTGGTTCCTGGACCCGAATGAATGCCCCAAGCGCCTCTGCAAGATGTTGGCGGCAGACCTGAACCTTCCGGTTGGGAAGGAAGCGGCTCTTGAGTCGTTGGCTGGAATTCACGTCGGCGCGCGTCTACGGGCTCAGCGCAGGTTCTCCTGGAACAAGCATCTCCAGTTGGCCTGCCTGGCCCTGCTCTACGGGCATATGTACTTTGAGCAGGTGGGCGACATTGACGAGGAGGGCTACTGGCGCTTGAGGAAGCTTGCGCCACGGCATCCTCGGACCATTCAGGAGTTTGCGGTGGCTCCTGATGGCGGCCTCGTCTACATCAAGCAGAATGAGAGTCTTGAAGTGCCACCGCTGCCCGTTGATCACCTTGTTGGTTATGTCTTCCAGCAGGAGCCGGGCAACTGGGTCGGACGTTCCATCTTCCGCCCCATGTACCGCAACTACTTGATCAAGGACCGACTGTTGCGGGTTGACGCCATCAAGCATGAGCGGAATGGCGTCGGCATGCCCATCGTCGAGGCTCCACCGGACGCGACCGATGGTCAGATCAAGGCGCTTGACCAGATGGCGCAGGAGTTCAAGGCGGGTGAGCGCGGAGGAGGCGCTGTCCCGCACGGCACCAAGTTCACGTTGCAAGGAACCATCGGCACCATCCCCGAGACCATTACCTCGATCCGCTTCCAGAACGAGGAGATGGCCCGGTCGATGCTCATGATGTTCATGCAGCTGGGGCAGACGGAGACAGGTTCCCGAGCGCTGGCTGGAGAGTTCATCGACTGGTTCAAGGTCGCCCAGGAAGTCGTGGCGAACTGGCTGCGGGATACCTCCACGGAGCACATCGTGGAGGACTGGTGGGATTGGAATGTCGATCCAAACGCCGAGCGCACGCCGCTCATCGCGTATCTGAAGGACGACGACCCCGAGGTCAGAGCGGCTCTTGGCGAGCAAGTAATCGAGGAGCCAGGGGCTGGACCAACGACCAAACCTGAAGAGGACGACCCGATCATAGATAGGACAGGTGAGTAGATGGCCCCAGGTGTGAATGACCAAGTGCTATTTGGAGGGCCGCCAAAAGCGAATGAGTACGTTCCTGGCGGGTCTTGGCTCCACGGCTGGACTGCTCAGTCAGCGCCCTACGTCCTGGAGCTGGACGTCTACGCCTACAGCCCTCCCAACGCGATCCAGTGGGGCGTCGAGTGGTTTGATGCTCGGGAGTTCACGGCCTCAACGCTTCCGGTCGGCACCACGCCGGGTCTGTGGCACGCGAGCTACGACTACGCCAAGCCGGGCATCTGGCACGGCTACGTCGAGGCTCCAGCCCGCACCACCTTCCACGTGGACATCGGCAAGATTCCCGTCTGGGATGACGACAAGCGCGAGTTCATGTGGACCGTTCCCGAGCGCGAAGCTGAGGAGCGCCGCAAGGCCGCGTACATCCAGCAGCAGATGAAGGTTCCGGCGGGCGGCCAACGGCGATGACAACGCTGAGCACCCCAGCCCTGTTCGGTGTGCTCCGTGACATCGCCATAATCGTCGGCATCACCGTCTGGATCGTGGAGACAGTCTGATGGGACTCGCTCTTATTCTCATCGGCATCATCGTGATGTTGCTGCTGCACTTCACGGTCGGGTTGATCCTGGTCGTGATCGGCATCATCCTCCTGTTCGTGCCTGCCGCTCCATACGGCTACTCAAGCTGGCGTGGTAGGAGGGGTCCGCCCTAATGGCTGAGGACATCGGACCGCTGGTCAACGTTGAGGATGTCGAGATCATTCAAACCGGAATTGAGTACCCGCTATCAACGGGTCCGGCGACATTCACAACGGATGATCTGGCCGATGCTGTGGCTGCCCAGGAAGATCCAGCCATCAAGGCTCCGCGACTCCGGTTGGGACACTCGGGACTCAACGACCCCGACTGGGACGGAGAACCAGCTATTGGAACGCTGGGTAATCTACGCTTGGAGCAGTCCGGACACAAGATTGTTGGGGATTATCTGGGCATTCCCGAATGGCTTGCCAAGACCTTGCCCTCAGCCTACCCGGCTCGGAGCATTGATGGGGCTTTGGGGGTCGAGACAAATACGGGCCACAATTGGCGTCTTGTTATTACTGACTTGGCGCTACTTGGTGTTCAGTGGCCTGGCGTTTCGACCCTGGAGGACATCAAGGCCCTGTACTCGAAGGATGGCCCAGAGAGCGTCATCGTTTATACAACCCTGGAGGAGCTAGCTGCCAGCATGACGAAAGTTCAGGCGCGCGCAGATGTTGACGATGTGCGCCGCCAATACTACCAGACCCTCGACTCATCGCAGTACTGGTGGTGGGTCCGGTCGCAATACTACAACCCGGACGAGTTGATCGTGGAAGATGAGGAGTCGGGCGACTTGTTCCGAGTTCCCTTCTCAACCAACTCTGAGGGCGAGGCTTCCTTCAGCGATCCAATCGCGGTGAGGATCGAGTACGAGGACAAGCCTGAGAAGGACCAACCCAAGAAGGAAGAAACAGCGGCTGCATTGTCGCTGTTGAAGCAGACACCGACGAAGGTGTTTGCTTCCCGAGCCGAATCAAGGAAAGGAGTTGTAGTGGCAGGAACAGCCACGGTTGATCCCGCTGCGCTGCGGCAGGCGTTGGGGCTGGAGGCAGACGCTTCTGATGAGGAAGTCGTCACGGCCATGACCGACGCTGGAATCGTCGCAATGCCGGGTGGAGAGGCTGGCGCCACTGGCGTCGTCGCCCCCGGCTCAGAGCAGCCTGGGACCAACGACGCAGGCGCTGGCGTTCCGGGGAATGACCCCGATGACGTCACCGGCCCGTCGAACACCGACAAGGGCGATCCCGCTGTGGCGGCTCCGACAGGAGCTGTTCTGGTGGACGCCGCGATGCTCGCTGATCTCCAGGCCAAGGCCGAGAGAGGCGATCAGGCGCGCAGGACGCAGGAGGACCAGACGCGCGACGACACGATCCTGGCCGCCATCAAGGCAGGCAAGGTTCCCAAGTCGCGTCAGTCCCACTGGCAGGCTCAGTGGAAGAGCGACCCCGAGGGGACCAAGCATCTCCTCACGGCGTCTGTCGAGAAGGGCGGACTGGCCGCGGGTCTCATCCCGGTCAACGAGGAGGGCACATCGCCTTCCGATGAGGCGCTCAGCGATGACGCCTACCCGACGGACTGGCTGCCTGAGGTGGCCGCTCGGTCGGCCAGGGAAGCCGCCCCCAGCAACGGCGGAATCATCAACTAGGTTCACAAGAGAGGGTGAGATAAATAGCAACCAACGTTTGCACACCGTTCTACGAGCCTGGCTCAAGGATCACTGGTCGCCCGACTGCCGATGTCACTGGCAAGCGGTTCGTCAAGGTCAGCGGTCCCAAGGACCCAGGTTCGCTGGGACTCGATCCCGGCGCGACTGGCGGAAACGTCAAGATCGCTCCGGCTGGGGCTGGAGACAATGCGATTGGTGTGGCAGAGTACGACTGCCCCGCCGATGGCAAGCAGCCCCATGTCACGACCATCCTGAGGGGTGGCTTCGTGGTGCCAATCCCTGCCGCTGTTGTCTTGGCTCCGGGCGACTTTGTCGTTCCGGCCGCCGCTGGCAAGGCTGGCAAGGGAGCTGACAAGGCGACGGCTGCTGGCGTCTGCCTGGGCGGCGGAACCGTTGTCGACCAGGACGCCATCGTCCTCCTCTACGACTGAGAAAGGACTGATAAATGGCAGTCGCAGTCAGTGTCTCGCATCCGCTTGGACCGCCCAAGGTAGTTGGGACGTCCATTACGGTCGAGCAGATGCTGAGAAACCCGACCCGAATCACCAGGATGATTATGGATATCACCCTGGAACGGTTCATCTCCGATTACATCTTCGCCCGTGGCGGAGGCGTGACCGGTGGTGCCGTCGTGTTCGACAAGGCGACCGAGAACGAGCTGTACGCTGGTCGCGATGTCGAGCAGATCGCTCCTGGTTCCGAGTTCCCGCTCGTGACCACCGAGCAACTGGTCCCGGATGTCGCTGAAGTCGAGAAGTGGGGCGGCAAGGTCTTCATCCTCGATGAAGCCCGTGATCGCAACGACTCAGCAGCGTTCACCCGTCAGATCAGGCAGCTGTCGAACACCATCGTTCGGAAGCTGAACCAACGCGCCGTCGAGACAGTGGACGACGCGCTGGCAGGAGGGTCACGCGACATCGTCGGCAACGACTGGTCGAGCTACGACCCGGAAGTGGATCCGCCGCAGGACAGCCCTGGCTATGACTTCGGTCGAGCCAACATGAGGGCGGAGACAGACGAGATGGGGGTCAACTACAACCTCTGGCTCATCAACCCGCAGGAGCAGCTGGCACTCCAGGCCATCTACGGGCCGACGCTGACTGGACCGGGCATGCCCCGGTTCTTCTCATCGCCACGGATCACTCCGGGCGAAGCCATCGTCGTCGCGCAGAACCAGGCGGGCCAGCAGCGCATCGAGAAGCCGCTGGGTACCGTTACCTGGCGTGAGGAGAAGACAGAGCGCACGTGGGTGCAGTCCGGTGTGCGTCCGCTCTGGTTCGTGGACAACATGTTCGCGCTGCTCCGCTTCAAGGGGCTGGACGGAACGCCGTGACGGTCAAGGTCATCAAGCACAGCATGTTCTCGTACTCCATCCCCAAGGTTGACGAGGATGGAGAGGACATCGTCCGAACGACCAAGCACGGCGTTGAACGCGCCGCTGTGAGGCGGGCACATGCTTCGCGCTTCGATGAGGTGGACATCCCGCTGGAAGATGATGTCCAGAAGGGCGAGGCGATGGGAGCCTTCTTCACGGATGAAGAAGTCGCCGCCATGAAAGGTGAGTCGCCAGCCGCCGCCGAGGAAGGGCTCAACTTCGATGATCAGGACGCACTTGTGCGTTGGATCAAGGAGGACAAGCCCAACGCTCACGCAGTGGTGGAGGCGGCAGGAGACAACCCGGACAAGGCGATGGCACTCCTTGACGCTGAGGAGGAAGCGACGGGTGGGCAGCCCCGCAGGACGGTCAGCGATGGGCTGCAAAAGATCATCAGCAAGCCACCGGAGGCTTGACATGTTTATCCTGGGTGCGAGCTATGTCAACGGTTGATCCCGACCCGAGGCTGCCCGAACTGGATGATGTCGGGGCGCTGTTGCGCGCTCGCACTCAGGACGATCATGATGATGAGCAAGGAACGTTCACCGACGACACAAGGCCGACCGCAGATGAGGCAACGAAGATCATCGAGCAGGCTGGAAGCATCGTGTACGCGCGTATCGGTAGCGTGGAGGAAGAAGTGCTCATCTGCTCGGGGGCTGACGACATTCGCACCCAGGCGAAGTACATGGTGTCGCTCCTCGCGGCAATGTTGATCGAGCTGAGCTACTTCCCGGAACAAGTCAAATCTGATCGTTCGGCATATGAGCACTACCGCGAACTTTGGAACGAGCAGATGACAAGTCTCACCGATGCTGCGGCTGAGTGCCGAACCGGTGAGATCGCTCCGGACGAGCCTGGAGCGGGCGGGGTTGGCAATCCCTCTTGGGGCTTCCCTGTTGACGTTGGCGGGATGGTCGGATGGCAGACAAAATGGTGACTGGTGGAAATCGCCTCACTTGTCTCGCTGATAATCGGAGTCCTCGGACTGGCCGGTTTGATCTTCACCGCGATGCGGTACAACCGCGACGACACAACCGCGATTGTCAACCAGCAGAATGTGATCCTCGGTGACATGAAGATCCTAAACGATGAACTCCGCACCACGGCCAAGCAGCTTCGTGAAGAGCGCGATGCTCTTTCGGTCCAGGTCGAGGAACTGAGGGCGCAGGTAGCGGAGCATGGCCGATACTGATCCTAATGATCTCCTCCAGCAGATTAGCGACAACACCGCCAAGGCGCTTCGATACAGCCGCCTCCGGTTCCTCGCTACATGGCTGGCGCTCGGATTGTTGGCCATCTTGACCTGCGTTGCTCTCATAGCCGCAGGGGAGAACGCCAGGACGAACTTGGATCAAACGGACGACATCGCGCAGGTAGCGAATGACAACGCCAGCGAAGCCAAAGAGTCAACGGACGATGTTGTTCGATACCTCAAGGGTGAGCAGGGCATCCCTGGAGTCCCTGGCGCTAACGGCGTTGACGGTACTCCTGGACAGCCCAGCAGCGAGCCTGGTCCTACCGGCAAGGATGGACCAAAGGGCGACACAGGAGCTATGGGACCAATCGGTCCGACTGGTCCACAGGGCGCAGCCGGGACAGTAACGACGGGTGGTACCGGAACTGGCGACCAAGGCTCGACGGGATCAACCGGCCCCAAGGGAGACACTGGCGCTACGGGACCAAAGGGCGATACTGGTCCAACTGGAACTTCTGGTACAGACGGCAAGGACGGCGCTGTGGGGCCACAGGGACCAAAGGGCGATCCTGGATCGGTGACTACTAGCATTGTTGCCGCAGCAAGCGCCAATGACCCAAATGAGCCCAAGAGCGTCGTCGCCACATGTACCTCGGGGCGGGCATCTGGGGGCGGCTACGCGGTTGTGCCTTCTGACCCGGGCATCATCGTTACCGCCTCCTCACCCGTCGGCAACACCGGATGGAATGCAACAGCCGAGGAACTTTCCCTGCCAGCTGCAACGAACTGGCAGATTCTCTCCTTCGCAGTGTGCGTGAACTAATGGCCTACTTTGTCTTCCCCCAAAAGTGGATCACAGCGGCGATAGCAGCTGGCGCTGTTGCATTCGGTCCGCTTGACCTTGGCGACGAGGGCGTGACTGTTCACTACGTCAACTTGCCAGGCAAGTACGCTGGAGGTACCAGCCCGCCGAACCGCATTGGCATCGACAAGCGGCCCAAGAGCTATTGGCCGAAGTGGAAGGCCCAATGTGTGCTCGTTCACGAGTACGGGCACCTGGCAGGACGCCGCCACTCATCGAACTCGCGTTCGGTCATGCGTCCAAGCATCGACCGCAGAGTTTGTAAGCGCTGGCTACGGAACCACGGGCTGCGCTGATGGCCGGTACTCGCTTCCAAGTCAAGACCTACGGCGCGAACATTGTCTCGGCGCATCTCCGGGGGCTGGCACGTCGTGCGTCTGACCTTCGACCAGCCTGGCCCGCCGTGACGCGGCGGGTGGCAGCAGGCTACGGTCGATCATTCGATCGACAAGGCCCAGGTTGGCAGAAGCTAGACCCTGCCACCACCCGTAGGCGCATCCAAGAAGGGTTCCCACCCGGTCCGATCCTCCGTCAGACCGGCAGCTACAGAGAAGCGGCGACCAGTGCGGAACGACTCAAGGTGATCGAGTCGAGCCACACTTTGATCATCATCGTGGACCATCCTCTTAGTCTGTACCACCAGGATGGGACGAGCCGCATGCCATTCCGCCCGTTGAAGCTTTCTGCGGGTGATCGTTACTGGTTGGTTTGGGAGATCAACCAATCTCTGATGGAGGCATACCGAAATGGCATCTAGGCCTGACTACCAATTTGGAGACTTCGCCGGTGGTCATAATGTCGATCTAGTGTTGTACAACTTGATCGACAAATGGCTGTTGACGTACCTCTATGAGATCGCTCGGCGCTCTGGCGAGGAGTTCGATGAACTCAAGCCGTTCCGGTCTTGGCGCGTCAGCACTGAGCTTGAGAAGATGCCGGAGGATCAGACGCCCGCTCTGATCATGGTAAACCTCGGCCTGGCGGACAATCCGGTCAAGCGAGGCTCAAGCAGTCCTGGCCAAAGCTTTTACGCCACTTGGAGCTACCAGTTTGGCTGCCTCACATCCGCTAAGGGCAAGAAGGTCAACGCCGCGCCGCGAGCGATCAGACTCTCGCAGATGTACACGACTGCGGTGCGCCTGATTCTGATTCAAAAGAGCGATGATGAAGGCGTCCTGGGGATGCGTGATTGGATGGACGAGGGCTACGATGGTGTCGACTCAGAAGATGATCGAACCATCAACTTGTCCCATACCGACTTCTGGATCAATGTGCCCGCCGCAGCCACTTGGGCCAACGGTCCGATGGAGCCGGTGCCCGAGCCTGGTCCCGACTCGCCGGTTTGGCCGACTGTCATTAGCGCCGACGTGGGCATTGAAAAGGTGCCGCTTGACGAGCCGTTCCCTGAACCGGAGCCGCCGCCAGTGCCGATCCCATCTTGGGAGTACAACTGGGGCTTTGGCAGTCCTCCGGCCGTGGGCGAGATGCTCGTGGACGATCCTGACTTCATCACTCAACTGCACGTTCACAGGGAGGACAAGGCGGGCGCTGATATTAGCGACACGCTACTCGCCACTCCCATCGGAGCGAAGTTGACTGTCGTCAATGATGACGACGATTCCATCTGGCTCATCGCAACGGTTGACACCTGGGAGCCAGTCATGGTAGATGACCAATATGTTCTCTTCCCAATCGTAGTAAACGACAAGGGAGGGGACATGATCGCTGGGCCGGTAACGCTAACAATAGAGGAGGTAACGGCATGACGAAGTTCGTGGTGACCAGCCGTCACGCCGAGGATGTTGGACTCGGCAACCTGAAGGAGCCTGGAGAGGAGTTCGACGACAAGGAGGTTCTGGACGCCGCCAAGCAGCGTCTGAAGGACATGCAGGACAGCGGGGCAATCACTCCCAAGTCGGAAGCAGGAGGTAGCTGATGCCAAGACCTGGCGTCACAGTTGACGTTGTTGACAGTGTCGAGGGTGGTTCGCCAATCCTCGACACCGGCCAGGGCTTCTTTGTCGGGGCGACCGAGCGTGGCCCGGAGATTGGCCGAGCCGGGTCAGCATCCGAGTACAAGAAGAAGTGGGGCGACCGAGCCGGTGGCTCTGCGATGTACGACTCGCTGGGAGCCTTCTTCGATGAAGGTGGCTCATCGGCGATCATCTCCCGCGCCGCGTCGGGCACAGGAGCGAAGGGGACCATCGCGTTCGGCACCGGTCTGATTGTCGACGCGATCAGCGCAGGCATCTGGGGCAACAGCATCGCTGTCGTCGCCGTCGGGGCTGGCGCCGCAGGTGCGCCGATCCAGATCAGCATCCGCTACAAGGGTACGCAGGTGGAGTTGTCTCCGATCTGCTCAACAACGGACGAAGTGGTCCAATGGGCAGAGCGGAACTCCAACTACGTCAGGTTCCGGTTCGCCGGTGGAGCACAGACGCTGCCGGTCCAGGGCACCACCGCCGCTCTGACGTCGGGTACGAATGGCGCGGCTCTGTTGCCCGCCGACTACACGACATCGCTTGGTCGGTTCAACTACCAGATGGGTCCGGGCCAGGTCGGCCTTCCCGGCGTGACGGATGCGACGGTCATGACAGCTCTCGGCAACCATCTGGAGGACAACGACCGGGTTGGTGTCGTCGACCTGGCGGAGTCTGCCGACCCGATGGCTCTGCTGGCGGCTCGGACGGCGTTCAACGGGAAGCGTGGCTCCAAGCTGATTCTCGCCATCGGCTCGTGGCTGTCCTACCCGTCGGAGACACCGCCCGCAACCATCGTGATCCCGTACAGCGGGACGCAGATGGGCATGATCGCTCGCGTCGATGCCGGTGGCGATCCCGCCGCTGTTGCGGCTGGCTCGAACGCGATCAGCAACCGCGCGCTCGGGCTGACCAAGCAGTTCAGTGACGCCGACCGTGAGACGTTGAACGCGGGCGGGGTCACTCTCGGGCGCGAGATGTACGGTCTGGTGCGTACCTACGGGTACAGGACGGCAGCCGGTCCGGACTACAACCTGAACTGGACGTTCTTCCAGGAGTCTCGGGTTGTCATGGCAATCGCGCATGAGTGCAACGCGGCTGTCGAGGAGTACGTGTTCGACACTATCGACGGCCTGAGGCACTTGTTCTCCAAGGTGGAGAACGTTCTGGTCGGAATCTGCAATCGCTACTGGCTCTCCGGCGCTCTGTTCGGCGCTTCGCCAGGCGAGGGCTTCCGGGTGGACATGTCGGTCAACACGGTCGATACGATCAAGCTGGGTGAGATCCACGCGGCGGTCTACGTCAAGACCAGCAAGGTCGCGGAGTGGGTCCAGATCAGCATCATCAAGGTGCCCCTTGAGCGGGCGCTCGCAGCCTAAAGTGAGGTGAGCAAATAGTGCCAACAGTTCCTGCTGGACCAGCACCGACGAGAGAGGACACACATCTCATCACGCTGTCCATCGATGGCGGACCCGCTGTCGGAACGAAGGACTTGGGCGTGTGGGACACCAAGGAGGGCGGCGAGGCTGACTCCGAGGAGAACAAGTACAAGCCCGGAGGGATGGGCAAGGAGATCAGTCTCGGCGGCACCAAGTCGGTCGGCAATGTCACCATTGGCCGGTACTACGACTGGCGGCGTGACGACGCTGTCATCGGCTGGCTGATGGATCGAGTCGGCAACGGTCGTGGCTCGGTCGGCGTCCAGATGCTCGATGTCCACGGTGCGCCTCAGGGCAACCTCCTGACGTACACCGGGACGCTCAAGACGGTGACGCCGCCTGACCTCGACTCGACCAGCAACGATCCGGCGATGCTGTCGCTGGAGTTCACGATTGACGGGGCGGTGGTGAACGTTCGGAGATGACCGTCTTTGAACCACCCACCGAAGTCATGGAGGCCAGCGATTCCCTTGTTGGGCAACTTCGCATGGCGGCGGCTGAGCAGCAGAAGGAACACGTCGAGGACTTCCTGGTCGGAGGCGAGTTCAAGAAGCAGCTCTGGATTCGGTACAAGCCGCTCGATCCTGGCCCGATGGACAGGTTCTTCGCGCGCAGGTCAGAAGTGATGGGGAACCTCGCCGGTCTGAAGGGCGAACTCCCGATCACCGAGCTGAACATGGACCTCATGGCACAGGCCTGTGTGGGGATCGTCGGCGCGGACATCAACGGCAATAACAAGGAGGTTTTGGAGGACGAGGATGGCCCCCTGACCCACCTTGACTACCGGGTGACGGAGTACCTGCACATTCCCTGGGATGGTCTCGACCGGCCAACCTCGCGGGACGTCATCATGGCCCTGTTCGGGCAGAACGCGATGGCGATCATCGACCACGGCGACGATCTGGCGGGTTGGATGCGCGACCCGAGTCAGAAGCCCAACGTGGGGGAATCGTAGGCGCTCAATGGATCAAGGTCGCGGCATCAGCAGCAGTCGTGGGCGTCAGCCCGACATGGCTGCTGCGTGCCGATCCGTTGGAGCGCGAATTGATAATCGAGGTCATAGCGGAGACCATCAAGTTTGCGGAAATGAGGGACCGCAAGCTTGCCAATATGATCATCGAGGAACTGGCTGCGGGAATGGCTAGGTAAATGCCCAAGGAAACTATCACAACCCAACTCAGGCTGCTCGGTGAGAGCGCGTACCTGCGCGGGATGTACGCCGCCGAGGCTGCTACTCGTGGCCTTGGCGAGTCATCCCATTACGCATCCTCAAAGGCTGAGGGGTTGGGAAGGAAGATCGACAACCTCGGATCGACTGTACTGAGATATGGACGCACGGCTGCGCTCGGGGCTGGGATCGCAACCGCAGCTGTAGCGAAGATGGGCCTTGAGTTCAATGCCAATATGGAGCGATCCGAGATTGGCATGAAGACTCTGCTCCACTCTGGCGAGGAAGCGCGCAAGACAGTCGCAAATGTGCGCGACTTCGCACTCAAGGCCCCGTTGTTCGGCGTCGAGCAGATGATGAACTCTGCGCAGCAGTTGATCGGCGCTGGCTACGATGCCAAGAAGATCGTTCCATACCTGACGACGTTCTCGGATACCATCTCTGCGATGGGGCGCAAGCCTGAAGACTTGCAGCGCATGACTTACGCCTTTACGCAGATGATGAACAAGGGTCAGATCACGGCCGAGGAGTTGAGAGGACAACTTGGCGAGATTTTCCCGGCTCAAAAGATCCTTGCCAAGCAGATGGGCATTACTTCCAACGAGCTAGCCAAGAAGCTCAAGGAGGGTGGCGTCAAGGGCATTGAGCCTCTTCTGTTGCTCTTCAAGGGCATGGAGGAGCGGTTTGGCGGAGCTACCGAGGACATGTCGGAAACGTTCGCTGGCCAGTGGGCGAACATCAAGGAAACTGCCAAGTACAACGCGGGGGTGCTATTCAAGCCGCTGTTCATGGAACTAAAGAGCCACGTGTTCCCGGCGATCTCAACGTTCAGTGGAGAGTGGATCAAGGTTCTTGAGAACAATCGCCTGACGGCAAAGCAGAAGTGGCAGGCTACCGGCAGGCTGTTCGAGGTTTACCTCAAGCCTCAGATCGAGCAGTGGGGCAGTTGGATTGAGCAGGCGGACATTCCCGGCAAGTTCTTCACTGTTCTCGATCAGGTGCTGCCGGTCATGATGGACGGCTTCGCAGGCATGGCCCCGAGAGTCGCTGAGTCTTTCCTCCACGCCTTCATGGAGGCGGATGCTTGGACGCAGGTTCTGACTGTCGGCTTGCTCGCCGCCAAGTTCGGAATGTTCCAGAAGGTTGGCTCACTCGTTGTCGGTCCGTTCCTCACCGGCTTTGGAACGGCAATGGGCGGGAAAGCTGGACAGGAGCGCATCAAGACCATGGGCGGCAAGTTCGGCACCAAGTTCGGCATGGCGGCCGGTCCGATGATGGTTCTTGGGATGCTTCCATTCCTCACCGAGCTGACGAAGAAGATTCGGGACGTCATCAACGAGGCTGCCAACAAGAAGAAGTACAACAAGAAGGAGACACGGCCTCCTTGGGACCCCACAGGTCCAAACGCTTCCGTCGGGCCAGGTTGGGGAGACATCTGGAACTGGTTGAAGGGTAAGGAAGGTGGCAAGAGTAAAAAGACCATCTTTGGCATTCCATTCGGAGCTTCTGGCGGTCCCATCGGCGCTAACAAGCCGATGATCGTTGGCGAGGAGGGTCCGGAGCTATTCATGCCGAAGCTGGCCGGGACGATCATCCCGAACAACTTGGCCATGCCCTCGCTCGCGGGCGCTGGCAATCGTGAGATCATAGTGAACAGCACTCTGCTGCTCGATGGAAAGGTCGCTGCCAGGTCGGTTAGCCGACACAACGCAAACGTGATGGCTCGGAGATAATGGCCAAGACGACGAACCCAATTGCATTCGCCAAGCCTCCCGTTCAAAAGGGTTGGGTAAGGCTTTGGGCCACCGATCCGGACTTTGACATCTACGGTCCTCTGTCTGCGGATACCCCGCACTGGACCGGGGGCTGGGGAGGTTGGGAAGTTGTTCCTCGCCCCCGTCAGTCGGGCATGACCATTTGGAACGGAATTGAGCCTTTCACCCTTGAGTTCGGGATGTGGCTCGACCGGGGGATCATGGAGGGTCCGACTGACTTCAATCAGCGGCGCTCCATCGAGCAGTTGATGGACAGACTTCTGAGGGTTGCGCGAGGCGATGGTGACTCGCCTCCGTCCCCAATCTACATCAGCGGCATCCCGAGGACAGCTGGTCGCCGTTGGATCATCGAGGCGATGGACTTCCCGCCCGATGGGGCCATCCGTCGATCCTATGACATGTACTTGGTTCGGCAGCAGATCAACTTCGTGTTGAAGGAGTACACGCCGCCGACGATGAAGCGAATCCACAAGCAGGCGCTGAAGCGCGACCTGGGGAAGATCGTTACGATCAAGGTCAAGAAGGATGACACCCCAGCCCGGATCGCCCGGCGTCGTGGATGCAAGTGGACAGACCTTCGCACTCTCAATCCTGGCGTCGTCCACAAGGCGGCGCAGAACCTCAAGAACGGAATCAAGCTCAGGGTTCCGGCGCGCGAGCGACGTGGGCGTGGAGGCAGGCGGGGTAACTGATGGCATCCGCTAAGGTCAGATCGCAAGCAAACAAGTACGAGGCCAGTGTTTGGAGGACAAAGGCCGAGTGGCGCAGGTGGGAGCGCGTCGGCATGCGTCCATCAATGGATCTTGAGGACTTGAAGCTTCGCTGGGTGAGCGATAAAGCCAAAGACCTTGCGGTCAAGGGGGCGATTGTATCTTTGACCTTTACCAGATCCATAGAACAAGCTTCGGTCATCACCATGACGTTGCGCGATCCGCACAAGCATATCTTCAGCGAGGCTGGAAAGCGCATGCGGAACAGCTTGAAGAAGAAGCACAAGCTTGCCGAGCAGCCACTGACGGTAGCTTGGAAACCGATCAACACGCCCGCATTGATTGGCCGCGCCCTGGACATCGAGCTTGATGGCGTTCCCTTCCGTCTGACGAAGGTGCAGTACACGCACTCAACGGAGGAGGCAGTCCTGACTTTTGAGGACCGCGCCGTCTACTGGCTGCGCCGCAAAGGTGGGAAGCCAAAGCGTGTTTCCCGCAATGATGCAACGCGCGCTGAGTTCATCCTCAACCTCGTTCGTGAGGTCAAAGAGGAGACAATTCCCTTCGTCTGCCCTGAACTCCACAAGCGGCAGAAGATCGCAAGGGCTGAGTCCAGTGAGGGGTAGCTTCCGGGGGTGCGAGAGGGGCTATTCATCGCCCTGCACAGCGATTCCCCACCGCGTAACAGGATGCGGGGTACCTCCGGGTACTGCGGGCTGCGCGAAGCCTTCTAACGTAACGCTGGCCTTGTAAATACATGCTTCCGAGCGATATTCAAACCAGCAAACCGAGTGACGACTCCAAGTTCGGTGACGTCAAAAAGACCAAGGACTACTCTGGCACCAAGGGCGATGAAGACCTAACGATCAAGGGTGTCGCCGCCGACCCTGAACAGAAGCGTAATATGGAGGTCGTCATCGACACGGCCTCGGGAGTGGACGGGGCTGGCAACAGGTCGGTTCTGGCTGCTATCGTTGCGGTGATCCAGGAGAGTGCCTGTAAGAACCTCGACTATGGGGATCGAGACTCAAAGGGTATTCTACAGGTCAGGGACAGTACGGCGGGGCCAGCTGGCATCGACAACAAGAACATCGAGGAGTGCGTCGAATACTTCATGGAAAAGGGCTTCTGGGGCAAGGGTGGCGCTATCGCCGTTGCCAGGAATAACCCGAGCATGAACGCCGGAGACATCGCGCAACAGGTCCAAGGCTCTGGCGTACCCGACGCCTACAAGAAGTGGCTGTCTGAGGGCAAGGAATGGCTCGAAGCTTACACGGGCGGATTCCTCACCGGAGGCACCAATGGCAGCTACCGCAAGTCCTTCCAGTACGAGCGTGAGGAAAACGAGAACAACTGGGATTGCATTCAGAGGCTCGCCGGTGACGTAGAGTGGCGGGCCTTCATGAATGGAAAAGCTTTCTACTACATGTCCGAGACTCTGTTGTTCCAGAGGCGCACGCGGTACACGATCCGCGCGGGTGACCCGGCCCTCATTGATCTTGAGTACGACATGGATTGGGGGAAGCCGGTAAATGAAGCAACGCTTACTGTCGCGCTTGAGCGTTGGGGCGCTCCTCCCGGCGCTGTCATCAAACTTGACGGCTTTGGTCCTCCCGACGGTCGCTGGCTAATCATCGAGTGTGAGCGCGATTGGTTCCAGCCCTTCGCCATTATTAGCTTGCGACAGCCGCAGCAGCCTGAGCCAGAGAAGGACACCACAAAGGTTCCGTACTCCAGCCCGGACGTGAACGTATCTGCGGATGATGGCGCAAAGGCTATCGTCAAGCAAGCGGTGTCCATCGCCAAGGAGACAGGCGGGTCAAAGATTTATGTCGCTTCTGACTACCGTGCGGGTAGCACCACGACGAGCGGCAACAGTTCTGACCACTCGCGCAACGACTCAACGCAGGCGGCGCGCGACATTGCCTACCAAGGCGTGGACGCGCTCGTTGGTCCTCCGCAGCCCGAGCTAGACAGGGCGGTCGTTGCCATCGGCAAGGCGTTTGGTCGCAACTACGGCAATGGCAAGAGCGGCAAGTTCCAGCAGGCAGACTCCTTCAATTGGCATGGCTTCCGCATCCAAATCATCTGGCGCACTCCGAACTGGGGCGGGCATATGGGACACATTCACATCGGCGCCAAGAAGCTATGAGCGAACTCTTTGATCTCTTCAAGCCACGCTCTCCCGGCTCCGCAGGTGAGCAGGAGGTTCTGAGCGGCAAGCTGATCAAACAAGGCGGCAAGGACTACATCAAGGTTGACAACTCGACCAAGCTTTGGGGTCCGATCAAGGGCGCTGGCAGCCTCGCGCACGGTATCGACATCGTCGTCGGCATCGACCAGTTGTCGGTTCCCTATATCATTTATCCCGGCGCTGGTGGCGGGGCGAATGAGTACTACGAGCAGCCTGAAGATCCTTACCCGAACACTCCTGGACCGGCGAACATCGGTGCTATTTGGGTCGATACCGATGCTGTCTCTCCTGCTCCTGGTCCCGGAACTGGTGACAAGAACTTTGTGCACAACCAAGGAACGCCATCTGCCGTTTGGGCGATTGTGCACAACCTCGGAAAGTACCCATCCGTGGACGTAGTTGATACCGGCGGGTCAGCTGTTATCCCGTCCATCTCTTATACGGACACAAACAACGTAGAGCTGACCTTTGGCTCACCTACCTCGGGAAAGGCGTTCATGAACTAATATGCCAACGCTTGGCAACGCACTTGATTTCGCCAAGTACGAGGGCCGCCAATTCAGGGCTCATCAACTTGGGGCAGCACCATCTAGTCCGGTCACCGGACAGCTCTACTACAACACCGCTGACAACACGCTCTACTGGTGGGACGGGACGCAGTGGATTCCGGCCAAGGCGGGAGCGGGCACGCCAACCGGTCCCGCTGGCGGCGACCTCACCGGAACCTACCCCAATCCTCAGATCGCTGCGGGCGTCATTACTGATGCCGATGTGAACGCCGCGAACAAGGACGGGGCTGCGGCAACAGCAAGCATGCGGACGTTGGGCACCGGAGCCAACCAAGCAGCGCCTGGCAACGACTCAAGGTTCGGCGCTCCCAGTCCGCCGAATGGTGCGGCAGGTGGAGACCTGTCCGGCACCTACCCGAACCCCCAGATCGCCGCTTTGGCAATCGTTGACGGCGATGTTGCCGTTGCGAACAAGGACGGTGCTGTCGGCACCTACTCAATGCGTACCCTTGGCTCTGGCGCTCAGCAGGCGATGCCTGGCAACCGAACGCTCGACGCGATCAACAACCCTGTCGCGCCTCGGGCCATGAATGGTCAGAGGATCAGCGGCATGGCGGACGGTACATCGGCTACCGATGCGGTGACCAAGCAGCAGCTTGACGCGGTTGTCGCCGGACTCGATGTCAAGGCTTCCTGTCGAGCAGCCACGACGGCGAACATCAGCCTATCCGCTCCGGGCGCAACCATCGACGGTGTGACGATGGCTGCCGGTGAGCGAGTCCTCGTCAAGAACCAGACGGCAGGCGAGACAAACGGCATCTACGTCTGGAATGGCGCAGCGGTCGCCATGAACCGTTCGACTGATGCCGACATCTCGGCAGAGGTCACGGCGGGTCTGTTCACGTTCGTGTCGGAAGGCACGACCAACGCGGACTCAGGTTGGTACCTAACGACGAACAACCCGATCGTTCTGAACACGACTCCGCTCGTGTTTGTGCAGTTCTCGGGCGCGGGACAGATAACGGGTGGGGCAGGACTGCTCAAGACGGGCAACACCCTTGACGTCGGGGCTGGCACAGGGATTAGCGTGGCAGCCGATACGGTTGGCCTTGTAGTTCCGGTCAGCGTGGCCAACGGTGGCACCGGCGGTACGACGCCAGCCACGAGCCGTGCGGCCCTGGGAGCGGCTGGGTACTACTCCTCGGCCACGCACGCGGCGACTGCCTCATGGAGCATCACGGCGGCAACGCATGGCCTCGGAGCCAAGCGAGGCATCCAAGTTCAGGTGCAGGACGAAGCCACGGGCGCAGTGGAGTATCCCGACGCAGTGGTTGCCGCCACGGGCGATGTGACAATCACCTATGGCACGGCCCCAACAGCAAACTCCAAGCGCGTTACGTTGGTCGGCTAATGCCACGCACCAAGGCCAAGGCAATCTTCGACTCTGGGATTCAAATTCCCAGTGGTGCCCAAACCGGCTATGTCCTGCGGTCTAGTGACTCTGCCGGGAACGCTGGATGGCAGGCGCAGGCAGTTGTCTACTACGAGCAGCCAGCCGATCCGGGAGCTGTCGGCTCGGGCTCAATTTGGGTCGATACCGATGACACGCCCGCTCCTACCAACCAACAGTTGGTGCCGACCGGTACGGTGCTGACAACCGCCATTCCTGTCTCGGGCACACCGCCCGTTGGGTTCTTGTTCTGTGATGGAGCGGCGATCTCACGAACAGTCTACGCCGCGCTGTTCACCGCGATTGGTACCGCCTATGGCGTTGGCGATGGGACAACAACCTTCAACCTTCCGAACCTAACTGGTCGGGTTCCGCTTGGAACCGGAAATAGTGGAGAGGCTGGTGGAACGGCTCACACGCTCGGTCAAAAGGGCGGCGAGGAGAAGCACACACTGACCGATGCTGAGATGCCGTCGCATACCCATGACCTTATCTCCACCAATGTTCCCGGTTTGACCGCTGCATCATGGGGGATTATCAATGTCGTACATGGGTCGGGAGCGTTCAACAATAACTTCCCGTACCAACTCGGTGGCAACTTCGTCAACCGTTCCTCAACAGGAAGCGCAGGCAGTGATTCGCCACATAACAATCTGCCACCGTTCCTGGCCCTCAACCACATGATAAAAACCTGATGACCGTAATCCGAATCAGAACCTCCTACGGGTGGGAAGATGTTTCCGTCCAAGGCCCCCAGGGTCCGGTTGGTCCTCAGGGCATCCAAGGTCCGCAGGGCATCCAAGGTCCAGCGGGTGCGATTGACCAGCCCGCGCTCGACGCGGTGCCGATGCGCGCCTATGTGTTCCGCATGGTCAGCGGCGAGGCGGCGGCTGCCACGGGAACTTTCATCCGAGCCGCTCAGCAAAACAATAACACCTACCGGGATGCCGACTACTTCCAGGGCTGGGAGGCAGGCAACAGCACCGCGATCAAGGTCATGAAGACAGGTTGGGTCAAGATTTTCTTCCAGGGATATATGACGGGAGTGACAGCGAACGCTGAGGCGAGGGCGCAGATCGTATACAACGGAGGTGGACTTGCTGAGGCGCGAGTAAGTTCCCCTGGTACGGTTATCTCAATCGGCATTGGCCCACTCTTGAAGCTCTGCAATGCCAATGACACCATCCAGTTCGGCTCCAATGGCAGCGGCAGTTGCTACCAAGGAACGGACGGACGCTTTACAAACGGTTGGCTCGAATACATGGGGGCTTGATGACTTACTTGAACCAAGCGGACATTGCCAAAGACCCTTGGATGTTGGAAAGGGTCGCACAATGTGCTGCCGAGCAGGACAATCCTGAGCCCGACAAGTGGACGCAGGATCACGCTCGTGAATGGGCTTCTGCTCCTGGTTGGGATGCCGCTTGGGAGTCGGCTCTCATTAGCCACGAGGGTGACGTGGAGTACCAACCTGGACGGGACGAGGCTGTCATCACTGACCACATGATTCTCTCCCAAGTGCAGTCGATGGTCGCGGAGGTTTCCAATGGATAGCGTCCCTCACCTCAGTCTCCCGCTCCGTCTCAGCGGCGACCGATTCGCCCAAGTCGGGCAGGACACGGATCGTGAAGCCGCCGACTGTGTATTTGTCATCATGTCCTTTCCTCGCGGTGTGCGCGCTGAAGAACCGGACTTTGGCATCGACGATCCGACCTTCCAAACGCAGCCGATTGATGTCGATGACATCGCGCAAGCCATCTCCGACTATGAACCTCGGGTCGATGCGGAGATTGAAACGGTTGATCTCCCGGATGGAACAACAACCGTAAAAGTCAACGTCACCCTCCCGACGAGTGACGAACTTCCTGAGGAGGCGTAGTGCCATATATTGAACTCGCTCTGGTAGGGGATGTCGATTCTCTAACTGAGACCGGTCTGGACTACCTTGAGGAGTTCATGGGTCCAAACTGGCTCGCTAGGGCTGGCAACCCAGAAACAGTGATGATCGAGGGTTCTGGGCAGATCGCCGGTGAGCTCATCGACCAGGCAGCGGTTGTCCCTCCCGAGGCTCTGAAGTACCTTGGCACGGACATCTATGGGTTCCCGATGCGCGAGGGCACCAACTCCTCAATGCCTGCTGTCTTCCAGTTCGCCGTTGACGCACCGGCAACATCAGTGTCAGTCGATGCGCAGGTGGCGGTCCCGCATCCCGATGGAAACCAGTACATCTTTCTCACCGACCGCGATATGCCAGCCCCTGCGGGCGGCGGGTCAATGGACTGCAACCTGATCGCGCTCGACATCGGTTCCGCCCAGAACGGAGCCTTTGGAGAATCCGTCCTCATTGAGATCACAGAGGGCGTTGAGATGGTCGTCGCCGGGATCGCGTCTGGCGGATCGGATGCGGAGTCCACGGACCAGTACCTCGACCGGCTCACATCGTATTTGACTGTCCCTCGCCGTCCTGTTCTGCCCGAGGACCACGTCAAGTTCGCCCTCCAGGTGCCTGGTGTCGGACGGGCATCGGCCTACAACCTGTACTACCCAGGGACGACCGAGCGTGATGCTGGACGGGCCGTTGGCGACTTTGACCTTTGGACTCCACTGCCAGCCCCTCCGGGCGCGCAGACCGATGTCGCGCGATGCACCACCGTCGCCATTACTGGCGAGGAGGGGATGGAGCCTAGCACGACCCTCATGAACGATGTGTACAAGCACTTGGACGCAAACCGCGAGGTCAACTTCCTCAACTTCGTCATCAAGCCGGTCTACACACAGGTCGATGTCAAGGCGGCAGTCAAGGGATACCCTGGCTACGCACCGCCGGATGTTCTGGCGGATGCGAAGAACATGCTGATGCTCTGGCTATCAGAGACTGGCTGGGGATCAGTCCCTGGGCAATCAGCTGGCGTGTGGGCGAGCGATAACAAGGTCCGGCTGTACGAAGCCGTTGACTACATCAACCGTGCGCAGAGCGTCTGGTACTGCGAGGACGTGATGTTGCGCATCCATGGTGACACGACTTGGGTGGAAGGAGACATCACGCTTCCCGGCGTCGTGTCCGTGGCCATCACCGATGAGGACTCAATCGAATTGACGTCAATCCCGTGACAGAACCTGACTACACTCCGCTGGGCGAACGCCTAGCTTTCAGAACTCGATTCATCCAACCTCCCGAGGTTGACGAGCAGTACGGCTACGCTCATGGTCATTTGGCGGAAGCCATGATGCGACCGTTCGAACAGATCGCCGAGCTTGTTGATCCGCCTGATCCTTACGAGCCTTGGACGCCGCTGTTCTACGTCGATATCACTCCTGACTGGGCGCTACCTTGGCTTGGGCAGGCGGTTGGCGTGACCATCCCCGCAACAGCGACTCCGGACCAAGCTCGGAAGATGATAACAGAGCTGAACTTTGAGGAGATTGGGAAGCCAAGCTACATCCAATCCGCCTTGGAGTTTGTTCTCATCTCGTCCGACCCTCCCAACCCTCCAACTGTCTACTTCCGCGAGCGGGAGGATGGCAACGCATATGTCTTGGAGGTTGTAACGCTCGACGGTGAGATTCCCGAGAGTGATAAAGCTTTCACAAATGAAGCGCCCAACCCCAGCTTTGAAGTTGACCTGTCAAATTGGGTTGCGGCGAAGGGTGGATCGGCAAACGCCACGCTTACCACTTGGGCGCGGCAGAATGGATGGGCGAAGCCCGGGGGCTGGTCCGCCAGGTATGCTGGTTCGATTGCTACCGCTGGTTCCATCCACTACATCAATGCGACCACGCCATCAGTCGCTCTCCCTTGCGTACCAAACGAGTGGATCAGCGCACAAGTAGCGGTCAAGGTGCTGTCGAACACGACTCGGATCACCCTTAGCATCAACTGGCTAACGGCAGCCAACGCATACATTAGTTCCTCAAACGCTACGCCAATTGAGCCAGGGCAGACAGGTCTCTTTGATCTCGTAGCCAGTGCTAAGGCTCCTGGCACCGCGGCCAAGTTCAATGTTACCTTGCAGATCAGTGCGGTGGTTGGCTCTGCTGATCTGTATATGGATGAGGTACAAATCTCGCGGCGCGAGAAGCCGCCAGCCTACGGCGATGGTTCTTTCGATGGCTGGCATTGGGTCGGAGCGGCGCACAACTCGCCATCCATCCGCGAGCCGACCGACATCGTTGAGCAGGTGATCAGAGCGTCGATTCCTGCCGGTATCAAGCTAATCTACGGTCAAGTCCCCGGTTGGGACTACGAGGCGATGACCGCAGAGGGCATGACTTACTCCGAGTTGATGCCTGAGTTCGACAAGTACAAGCAACAATCTGCGAATGAGAGGTAGTACATGGCCGGACCTTCAGGGCAGACTCCGCTCCACCACCTGCCGTACCCGATCCCAGACGATGACAACGATGTCCCGCGCGATATCAAGGCGCTGGCAGAGGCGCTTGACGGAGTGTCGGCAGTCGAGCCTGGGTCTATCGTCATGTGGCCGACTGCCATTCCGCCGTCGGGCTGGCACATTCTTGCCGGGCCAACTGCGACTTGCCTGGCGGCTGACAATCCAAAGCTAGTCGCGCTCTTTGGGTCGAGCGGCGGACAGGTTAGCCTTCCGGACATGAGGGATCGCTTCCCTGCCATGCCTGGTACCGACAACGGTGCAACACTCCTGAACACCGGTGGCGAGTCGGCGCACAAGTTGAAGAGTAACGAATCTGGCGTGGCAGTTCACGCTCACTCCGATACGCTCACGGTCGAGTCGCATACCCATGACTTCCTCTCGACCAACGTGCCGGGATTGACGGCTGCCTCGTGGGGCATCATCAATATCAACCATGGCGCGGGCGCGTTCAACAACTCAGTTCCGTACAGCCTCGGCGGAACCTTTGTCAATCGCTCATCTACTGGAGCCAAGGCACCGGCGGTGAACGGAAGCGTTAGCCCAGCGGCTGCGGTTGACGCGGCAGTCGCTCACGAGAACCGCCCCAAGTTCCTCACGATGAACTTCATCATCAAGGGTGGTTAGGGCACTTCGCTGAATTCCCACGCGACGAGGCGCCAGGCATCCCGCGTGTGCTTCTTTCCCCGCACCCAACCTACACGCCCGTTTGTTGCCAGCCCGACCCTCTTGAGCCGAGCGTCTGTCGCATAGGGCTTGTGGACTCCTGCCTGCACAAATCGCAGGCGCTCTGACCATCCGATAGCTGCCAGGGTGCCGAACAAGGTACCGGACACAAAGACCGGTGACAAACCAGTCTTCATCCCTGCCCCTGGCTTCGCGCTAGATGCACCAGGTCCACGAAGCGAGAAGTCCTCAGCGATCACGTAGAGATTTGTCTTGCCGTACCCAGCGATGTTGAAGTCCGCGATCAAGCTCGCCACTCGCTCGGCAACCATGATGGCAGCCTGGAATGGGTCTTTGGGAGCGTAGCCTACAACTGGGTTGACTACCCCCGGACCGATCTGTTGACAGCCGGTTCGGCGTCCTTTGGCTAAAGCCTTCCAGGTAGATGTACGGTCGCGCAGCGCAGGATTGAACACTCCCCAAGCCAAGCCGGTCGTCACACCGGGATCAACCCCAATGATCGCTACTGTCAAGACCGCCTCCCATTCGATTGAACACCTTGGCAGGATGTAACACGCGCTGCGGGATCATGGTCTCTTGAATGTGCAGGATTCGCCCCATCGCTCCACGCTCAAGTTTGGTAGTCGCAAGGTCGATCCAATCAAGCGTCTTGCGGTCAATAGTCCGGTCGATGTCGCTCAACATGCGGAGCAGTCCCCACGTCGGGTAGACTGGCTCCTCAATCGTGATCTGCTTCCAGGTGCGCGGGCCTTGGAGGTAATTGAGACAGATGTGCTCTAGGTGCTTCTTGTTTCTGTCAATTACCTTCTGCTTGCCATGGAACAGACCGGGCATCTTGGCGGGCTTGTTGCTTGTTAGTAGCCCGATCACTTTATCGTCGGGCTGGAGTTGGGATGTTTGATGGTTGCACCAAATGAAGGCGCAGGCGCAATGCCAACCGAACCAGTTGATGAACTCGGTTGGTGAGTGCCAATCCGTCACCTTGATCTTCGTGTCTCCGTCGAAGATGATCGGCAGGCTCCAGTGCGGGAGGTACGGACAATTCTCCCAGACGAAGTGCCAGATGTAATTGCGACGGTCAGGCGGGAGAGTGTCGCTTGAAATGCACTCGCGGAGGAGACTGGTCACATAGTCATCATCACGGCGAATGTTGATAATTCCGCCGCCTGTGGGTAGATGCTTGCTCCACGGTCGCTGTGGAGGAAGGAACCCACTCTCATCTAGTTCCAAACCGTCGATTGGCGGCTTGGGCCTGATAACGCTCGAAGGTTTCTTGACGCTGTCTTTCCCTTTCATCTCTCCTCCGCTTTCTGTAGGCTCGTTGCTTGCAATTGTCGTCGAAGTAGATGGCCGGTCGTCCCTGTCCCGGTCCGAGCCGGTGGATGCGGGCGGATGGGATTCGCTTCCCACATCCACAGAGGCAGAGGATCGACTTCGTGGCGTCGTCCTTCCAGCGACCCTTGCTGTAGGTCTTTTCACGCTCTTTGACGAGGATGGCCTGCTCTAGCTTCAAAACATCAGCCTCGTCCATCGTTGGGTCGTCCTCAGCGGTCTCCAGCAGCATCTCTGGGCCGTGCTTCGCTAGGGTTATCAGGTAGGCTTGTAAGCCCATTCTCGGGGCGCTCCGGGGTCGAGGCGGGTAGGATTCAGGGCGGGTACAGCGGTTGCGCCCTGTTCTCACAGACTGCTAGGTACCTCCGCATAGGTAGGGTAGCAAAGTGCCTTCTAACGTAACGGTGAAGTTGTATTCCCAGCCCTAGTGCGGTCCGGACTGTATGGATCGGCGATGCCCAACTGGTGGTCTTGGCTTTTCGGGCTTGTCGATAATGCTTTGTAGGCTCTCGCCAATAGGCTCATCCGGCGCCTCTGGAGGTAGCTCCTCAAGGAGTCGGATAATCTCATCAATCTCGTCCTCGGTCATGCCGGGGCTAGTAGGACAGCGGAATCGCCCTCATCTATGCCTTGCACCATCGCAACGGCAATGGCCGCCACTTGGATGAGTTCCTTGCGGCAGTCGTCCAGGGTCAAGTCCTCCTGCACATAGCCGCTGACTGCCAGCGCAGCGCGAGCTACTTCACCGCACTCCTCGGACAGCATGGCGTGGCTGCGGACGAGCGGAACCTCATTGGGCGTGTACTTGAACCGACCTTGCAGCTTGAGCCGATTCTGCCTGGCTCGCTCGTTGTAGACATCGTTCAGGATGCTCTGGATGTGGTTCATCTGCGACGTATGCACTTGTCTCCTAGAGAATGATTATTAGAAGGATGATTAGGACTACCCAAAAGACGAAACCTGGGGCAAGCATTCTCAAAAAGCTGCCCCAGCTTTCCATCATTGCTAGCTTGGCTTCCGGATAGTCATCGGGAGCGGCGTCCTCGTAGGGGCTGGAGTAGGGTCCGGTTTGAGAGTCTCCATGCCGCCCTGCCCCTTCCAGTAAAGTGGGCATTCCTTGTTCACGCAGCGAGCTTGGCCCACGGCGTACTTCAACACTCCATTGCAATGTCCACACGCTTTATTTGGCACGCTTTTCCTCCAGTTCTTGTCTGAACTCCTCGGTGAGCATTTCAATTGCCTCTGTTGTTGCATCGCACAGCTCTTTGAATGCGATGGCGGCATCCGCTATGGCGTTGTCTCGGTTCTGTTCTGGCGTTGCCTGCTTGCCGCCCACAGGCCGTCCGACTGACCTCCTATCTCGATTCATCGTGCGTTCTCCCAGCGTCGGGGTCGGACATGAACTCGGCCTCGTCAATCAGGTCAAAGCGCCCTGCCTGCACACGTTCGCGGATGGTACAGCCCCGGTCGAACGATGCCGTGAACGGGCAGTGGCCGACTTGGAAGCAGACAGGCTTGAAGATGCCTGACCCCGTGATGATCTCGTTCTGCCAGTTCTGGTCGTTGGCGTTATGCTGCGGGTGGTACTCCCGGATCGCCTTGATGATTCCGAGGAACACCGAGCGCCAAACGAACTGCGCCTGAGTGCAGAGTCGGTTTCCAGAGTGTTCGGCCAGGTTCCTCAGGTCCGTGATGTAGTGCAGGCGGGTCAAGGTTGCGTGCGGCAACAGCCCCCGAGCGTCCTCAGCGGGAATGCCGCTGTTGACCATAGCGGTGTAGGCTGCGTCAATCGACATCAACGCGCCGTCCCAAATCTTCATCATTGCGTCGTCGTTCTTGACGCTCGGAGGCACATTGACCTCGTCAACGATTCGCTCCTTCACCGCGAACCTGAGGCTCTCCTGAGCGTACACGGCGGTGCGCTGCCGTACCATTTGATGGGTAAGCGCGCGGTCAACGCCCTCGATGAAGAAGTGCAGCTTGACCGACTCCAACGGTGCCTTGAGGTGCGTCTTTTGGATCTGGTCCCAGTAGTGGAGCCGTTCCTCCTTTGTGATGGAGCGCAGGTCATAGGTTGGCTTGCCCTCGTACATGCGGCACATCGAGGCGATGGCCCCGAGCGGGTCGGGGTTCATCCACAGTAGGAATACCTTTGGCCCGCCGAACGGGTCAATTGGTGCTGCGTGGTACTGCGCGTCGTCGGCCCAACGCACGACTTCCTCAGTCATTACTTCCTCCGATGTGTACAGGTTGCCTTATTTGTCGTCACACAGTCAGGGCAGCGGTAGGGCTGACGGTGTGGCGTCTTGTACGGTCCGTGCCTTGTCTCGATGTGCGCTGCTTCGGCCAGTCCACAGTGCTTGCACCGATTCCAAGGCTCGCCCTTTGGAGCACAGAACTTGTGATCTGTGATCATCGCGGGCTTTTCATTCTCCGCTTCTAGCGACATTTCATTCCATTCAACCAATCTCCGATAGTTGACCTAGGGATCTTCATTTCTTCCGCGATCTGACTTATGTTGTAGCCGCACTCACGGAGGTAGCGCGCCCTCTCATGAAGACCGTAATCATATCGCGGGTGTCCGCCAATTCTCCTCGGTGTGGCTCCCATCCAAAACTGGATGTTCTTTATGCTTACATCTAGCGCCTCGGCTATTTGAGCGTTTGTGTACCCTTGTCTTCTGAGGGCAACTGCTTTTGGTAGAACTTCCGGCCAGAGCGCGTTCGGAGGAGTTTGGTACATGTCTATTCGTCAACGTCGATGACCACCAGATGCTTGACGTAGATTTCTCTGGCGGCTCGGAACCGGGGCTTGTACCCCTCGACCCAGAGGACATCCTTGTCGAGATTCAAGCCCCAAAGCGCAGACTTGAAGCGGGGATACCTCCAACGGTCGATCCTGAGTCGGAGAAGCTCATCTCCGTCGTCGCCCATCAGAAGCATGAACTCATGCAGGTGAGGATCGCGTACCTGTTTCGGGTCTAGCTCTGTGCCCTTGCGCGCCCGGTTGATCTCGAAGATGTCTCTCAAGTTCTTCTGTCGGGCGACTCCCATCCAGATCGCCGCACAGTCGGAGCCACGGGCGTATGGGACGTCAATCGTCCGGTGCGTCGGGGCTGGCAAGCCGAGTTCCCTGAGTGCTTCCTTCGCCTCAGCGATGCGCCGGTCTGCCTCAAAGACACCGAACGGATCGTCCTTGTCGATGAAGTTCAGAATCTTCTCAAGCTTCGACGGTCCAATGCCTCGCACACGCATCAAATCGTTCCAGCCCGAGAAGTCACCGTTGCTCGCCTCACGCTCCTCCATGATCGCCGCGCTCATCTTCTCCCCAATGCCGGGAAGCTGCTCAAAGCCCATGCGGACGATTGGCTTCTTCGTCTTGGCTCGGTTCCAGGTGCCGTGAGAGTGCTTGATGCTCGGCGGTTTGATAGCGATGTCCCGTCCACCGTACCGGCTGCGGGTCATTGCGTCGCGGATGAGAGGGTTGCGCCGGTCGTCGTTCACGACCTCAAGTGACGCAGCAAAGAAGACAGCCGGGAAGTGCCGCTTGAAGTACATGGTCCAGTCGGAGATGATTCCGTAGGAGCAGGTGTGGGCGAAGTTGAAGGTGTACGCTCCGGCAGTGACGCAGTTGTTCCAGATCGTTTCTCCTGTGTTCTCCGCCATCTCTGGGTATGGAGTACGCTTGTGAAGAGTCTTGACCCCCGCCATGAACTCGGCGCGCTTCCTATTGAACTTCTGGTCTCCTTCCTTTCTTGAGATGATCTTGCGGATTTCTGACGTCGCGGTCCAATCGAAGTTCCCGACATCTCGGATGATTCGGAGGATTTGTTCCTGGTATACGATTTGATAGTGCGTATTCTCCAATACTGCGTCAACTGCCGGGTGCCAACGCTCTGGTTTGATAGTTCCGTTCTTGATGCCGATGTAAGCCTCGGCCGAGCCATTATGCAAAGGTCCAGGTCGTGCGAGTGCGATGACGTCGCATACCTCTTGGAAGTTGTCGGGCTTGATCTGCGATGCCACAAGGCGGGCGGTTTGTCCGTCTAGCTGGAACACTCCGACCACGTCGTTGTTCTGGAAGCCCTTGATTGTTTCCGGGTCATCGAGCGGAAGTGCGTACAAGTCCTCGAGAGTCATCCCGACTTCCTGGCAGCACTTCCAAAGGATGCTCATGGTCTTGAGTCCGAGAAAGTCCATCTTCAAGAGGCCGAGGTCAGGCGCGTCGTACTTGTCCACGGCGACAACCTCCGCCATGTGCCCCTTGATCTCACGTCGGAGGATCGGCACCACCTTGCGCGCATCGCCGATGATGAGCCCGGCTGCGTGGACCCCGAATGACTTGACGTTGCCCTCTAGCTCAGCGGCCTGCATGAGAGCCGGGTACTTCTCCACTACCGCTCTTGACTCCTCAAACTCGTTGATCGTATCCTCGATAGTGGCACTGGCTCGTAGGTCTCCAGATGACCGCTCGATAAGCTGACCCTTGACGACTTCGACTTCCCACTTAGGGATACGGTGCACACGAGCCACGTCATCCAGAGAGTTACGTGATTTGTAGTACACGAAGGTGCCAAGGTTGAATACCATATCGTCCCCAAGCTTACCTCTGTAATACTCTCGCAGCTTGTATCGGGTGTCGGCATCGAAGTCCAAGTCAATATCGGGCATGTCTTGACGACTGACATCGATGAACCTCTCGAACATGAGTTGCTTGTGAATCATCGGATTGACCTCGGTAATCCTCAGGCAGAAGCAGACCAGGCTTGCGGCTGCCGATCCACGCGCGGGACCGACCGCCACTTCGTTATCCTTGGCCCAACGGACGGCGTCAGCGCAGAACAGGAAGTACCACTCGTACCCCTTGTCCTCGATCACATCCATCTCTCGCTTGAGGCGCTCCTTGTGCTCTCCGCGCTCCTGCTTTGAGAGCTTATCAAAACCTCGATACCTCCACCCGTCCTTGATCCAGTCGCGCCATAGCTGCCTCGGGGTTTCATACCCCGGTGGGAGCGGATACTCGACCATCGGCAGCTTTGGGATGCGGAACTTGATCTGTTGCGCTAGCTCCTCGGCGTTTGTGATGGCGCTTCTCGCGGCGGCTGGCGACAAGCCGGTTTGGATAAGCCTTCTCAGGACTACCTTGTCGTTGATCGGAGGGCAGATGGGCACATCGTAGCTCCAAGCCTGCTCCATCTCCTCCAGCGTGCGCTTCTCGCCAGGTCGCACGTTGTGGAGAACCTTCTGTAGTTCGGCCTCCTCGGGCGTGGTATAGTGAACGTCCAAGTCTGCGAGCAGCGGACACCCCGTTACCCGCGAGATGCGCTCAAGCATCGGGTTCAGAAGTCGTGTTCTCTCTAGCTCTGGGAAGGCTTGGACTTCGATGAAGTATCTCTCACCGAACGTTGATTCAAAACGACGCGCAACACGCAGTCCACGTCTGTAGCCCGCGTCGGCGGGGTCGATGAGTTTCCCTCCAACACAGCTCGTAGCCAACAGGCTTCCGAGGCATCCTGACAGGATATAGAGTCCAGCCGCGTTTTCCGCCAACATTTCATTAGATAGCGTGGGCTCATAGTAGAATCCCTCCTCCCAGGATCGAGTGACGAGTCGGATGAGGTTCTCGTAGCCACGCGCATCCCCCGCCAGAATGGTCAAGTGGTTCTTGCGCTGCGTCTGGTCCTCTTCAGATACCCCTCCCATGTACATTTCGCAGCCAAAGATTGGCTTGACCGATCCGATCTTGTCCGCCGCTAGCTGCGCCTTGACGTGACTCGCTACGTTCCCATGCTCGGTGAAGGCGATGGCCTGCATGTTGAGTTCGGCTGCCCGACGCAGATGTACCTCAGGCATGTGGCAGCCGTCGCCAAATGAGAACGTCGTGTGGTGATGCAGACTCGGCCACCGCATAGGCTTGTCGCCCTTTGCGCCATTTCTGCTGCGCCTAACTCCAGCGGGCATCTCGTGGTCATGACCGCCGGGTTCAGCGGCGATCCTTCGACCACTTGTAGAGATGTCGCCAGCCCCGGCCTGACCGACTCGCTTCTGTTCATCCTGCCGTTCAAGAATGACCCCACCGTGCTTGTCGTGAGGATAAGGACTCATCCTCTGCCTTTCGCTGCTACAACTTGCATGAACACGGAATGAGCGATGAACTCAGTCTCGTCTGACGTGAAATCGACATCACTATCTTCTTCCGTCATCTCCCCCATCTTCCTGAGGATGCTCGGTCCGATGTCGAGAACTTCCTGCTGCGTCCAGGATCGTCCACCATGCTCCATCTCTGTTTCCTGCTTTCGATTGGCGTAGCGCGTGTACACAATAATTTATGATGTCGAGGAAGTCGTCTGGGTTTTTGATGTGCCCTTTGTTCCAGTTCAAGAATGCTCGGTCAGCGCCCTTGCGAATCTCAGTAAGCACTCCCCGCCAGCCCATCCGGCGAATCGGCTCGTCTTGGTACTTGTCGTACCGTTCCTGGTAGATTTCCTGCGCTTTGACTAGGTGGCGAAAGTGCTCTACAAAGTTCTTGCTTGTATCAAGTCCGAGGATCGTCAGAGCCTCTTTGATGTCGCTCTTGCTCCTCTTACTCATTCGGGCGAACCTCCACTCTGATGTTCTGCGGACCCTTTAGCCAGATGCGTCCGCTGCCAGAGTCGTGCTCAAGCCACGAGGATCGGCGGCACCGTCCATAGGTTGCGATGGGAAGCTTGACGCAGAAGTGGGACAAGCTTGGTTGTGGTGTTTCCGGACCCCCTACCAGATGCACCTGGAATCCCTTGTCGTCCTGGAACCAACGAACGTTCCACCCCTTCTCCATAATGTCCGCAGAGGGGCTAACCTCAATCAAGTCGATCAGGTGCATGAACTCCGAGATGTCGGAGTCGTCCACGTTGTTATCGTCAACTTGGAAGGTAATGTGATCCAGGGTCATCTCTCTCCACCGTAGAGTTCAAGACAGGAGCCGGACAGATGCCGGGTAGGAGGGGTCAGAAGCATGTAGACAGTTCGGGCAATCTCGTGTCGTGTTAGCCGCGAGCCGAGGCGAATGTCCTTCTGCCAGTAGTCGATGGCCTGCTCGCGCGTGAGCACCTTTGTGTGCATGATCTGCTGGATCACCCGCTCCGTCATTGGCGTATCCTGCACGCTGTGAGGATGGACGCCGAACACGTTGTACTTCTGCCCGGTTAGCTCCCAGGCAAGCCCCTTGACCGCCATGTCGATCCCGGCCTTGGCCGCACAGTATGGCACGCTATTGGACAGGACGTGGTTGTGAGCGTAGCTGCCAATGAGCACGATACCCTTGGGCTGGACCCTGTTGCCTTTTGTAGCCCTTACGAAGTTTTGTACTGCCCACAGAGGAATGGTCAAGCAGGCGTCGATGATCGTGAATAGATCGTCAGGCTCTAGCTCATCAAACGGCTTGATCTTCATGTACCCGCACGCGACGACAATGTCCGTGTACTCCGCCATCTCTTTCTCGGGTGGCATATCCTGCCCGTCCCTGTACGGCTTTCCAACGACTTGCCCATAGGAAGTCGTCTGAAGAAACGCAGCGATAGCTGAGCCGATGTTGCGCTTCTCGTGGTCGGTTCCTATGACGAGAACTTTTCTTTCCATGCCTGCACCTTTGCTGTTGCGGCCAAATGAACCTCTCTCTCGGAGGATACTCGATCCCAGTTGGCCCAGGAAGCTGAGTTCCAGCTAGTTGCGTAAAGAACGCAAGCTGACTCGTCGAAAAACCGGCTGGCCTCTAGCAGTTTCTCGTCCAGATCATCGAGGACGAAGCAGACACGTTCAGGATCGACTTGGTGGGACAGAACCTCATATTTGTACTCGTCATAGAGCAGGTGATCGTATTTGATCCCATGCCGCTTGAGCCAGAAGCGAGTGTCGGGATCGACGTTGTCTAGCCTCATATAAGGCCGAGTTGTCGTTAGCCAAACCTCTACGTCCATCTCACGTAAGGACTTGATCAGCCCCCGCGCGAACGGACGCACTGGCATGGACCGCTTCTGCGCTCCCTGGCGGTATGCGAGCTTGATGTCCCGGAACGTCTTGACATCTGTCCTGAAGGTTTGCGTGAACCAAGTGCGGAAGGCCACGCTACCGTCGTACAAACGCTTCCCCGCTGGCAGCGTGCTTATGCCAAGGTACTCCCCAGCGAACCTCAGGAAGTGCTCATGGTACTCTCCGAGAGTGCCATCGATGTCTACCGCCGCGACAGGGCGTATTGGTGCGCTACAATTGGTGCAGCGCATAAGCCTCAAAGAATGCCGAGTGTGCAAGGACACCGCGCTGCCACTGTCCGTATCGGCCAGCACGCTGCCACTCGGGTCGGCAGTCGCAGTTTGTGCTGAGAGGCTTCTTGATCTGCTTGGCCCCATCTGTTGGTTGCGCGTACTCAAAGGTGATGTCTCCGAATAAGTTGGATGCTCGGTGCCACGGGATGGCCGGGTCGCCGTTGTAGATAATCGTGTTGGGCGGAATGCCCTCACCGCTCTTGATCCAAATCGAGCGGAGCCTGAACGTATGCTCAGCGGGATTTTGGCATAGGATCGGGGCTGGGATCGTGCTGACCTTGACGTCGAACGGTTGCTGTCCGATACGCATGAGAAGGTGCGGTTTGGACAGGTCACAGTTGACGATCTTCGTCTGTAGCTCATCCCAAAGTTGCTCATATAGCCCGAGCATGCTCCAACCTTGGATCGCGCCAATGTCATAGTTCTGCCATGACGTCGGCTCGTTGGGGTTGCCGTAGACCTTCATGGCGTACCCTCGCTCAGTTCCCTCCTTGGCGAATACGATCTGAGCGTCCGGGTAGTGCGGATCGTGGAACGGCGGAATTGGCTCGTGAACGAACATTGCGCCGGTGATGAAGGACGGGACTCTCTTGGAGTAGATCGTCACGTCCATGTCTCGCATCGCGCAGGCGTGGGCGGCCAAAAGACCGGCTGGCCCACAGCCAAGGACAACTGCCTTCATAGTACCTCCTGGGCGATAGCTTGCGCCCAATCGTTTACCTGATACACTCCCTCGCTAGTTATGACCATCGCTCGCATGTCGAGCATTTTGTTCAGGAAGTATTCCGCGTCATGCGGCATAATCTGTGCAACAAGTCTTGAGGGTACTTCTTTCAAAGCGACAACGTTCGCTGCGGTTCGGTTGTCCTTGAGGAAAGACCTAAGCTCAATCGAGTTCCTATCAATTGCCTCGTCCATGAGTTTGTCGCTTCGCGTTACAATGTAGTACCCAAGGTCTTTGTCCTTCAGCAAGTTGGCGTAAACCCAACAAGCTGCGTTGACGTGCTTTGGCAGGACGATTACCTGTCGGCCCTGTGTATCGGTCGAGAACAGGCGGGCGGCCACGGCGGCTGCTAGACGCGCCACGCGCACGCGCGCCTCGTTCTTGGGCATGAGCGGAACCTTACTCTTGTACTTCATTGCCAGCTCATCCCCTCGCTCGTTTATGAGAGCGACAGTTTGTTGGCGGAAGATTACATCCTCGTCCTTGCGGCTCCAAGCCCAATCGACAAGTGCTTGCATCAAGTGCTGCTTGAGAGGATTCTCGTTAGTTGGCGGATTGTCCCGGCGATACTCCTCGTCAACAGACATAGTATCTACCAAATACAAAGGCAGGTCGATGCGAGCCAAATCCTCAGTCTTGCCCATCATTTTGGTAAGAGCAGTGATCCCTCTCTGGCTATCAGACCGGGGATTGGCGAGCCAAATCAACCGGACCCTAGCTACAGTCTCGAGATTGGCAGCCTGCGTTACTTTGATGATCCCCGCCGACCGCGCGTCAGAGAGCTTCCCAATGTCCTCGGGGCTCAATCCTTGCGCCTCGTCAAGCACGATGAGCTTACGGTCGCAGAGTGGAAGCTTACCAACTCTTGCAACCCATTGGTCGCCTCGTGTCCCTCGCTTCTCACTAGTGCTTACCAGTCCAGCAATGGAGATTTTCTCACATGGGACTATCTCGCCACGCTCGTACCACTCACTCAAAGCTTTGAGCGTGGACGACTTGCCGACCCTTGTCTCTCCGACAGCAAGTGCTTCCAGCCAGCCCCGGTAAACAAGCTCCTCGTTGAACGAGAATTGGATGATCGAATGGTACACAAGGTCGGCGCAGATGTGGAGCCATCTCTGGCCGAATCGGCGAGTGACGTAGTCCTCGTTGATCTCTGCGATCCTGTCGAGTTGCCTTCGTGGATCGCTTGCTGGTAGATGTTCCTCAAACATGTTGCGGATTCCCCAAACCTGAGCCGGGGAGAGTTGAAACTTGTCTAGCTCCGTATCCACGCGCTCGGACTCGGCGGACAGGAAGATCGAGGACTGGCCGCCTTTGTGCTTCAACTGTCCCTTGAGTGATCGAGTCGTCCCCATTTCCGGAGCGTTCTCTTCAAACAAGATGACTTGCATCGTGTCGGCTGCGGCGTTTGAGCCATTGCGAATCTCGCCATGCCAGGCGGACCTTGACTCCCAATCGACGTTGACCTTCGGGCAGCCCTTGGGAATCCTCATTCTTTGAGTTAGTAAGTTCCTCACCTGCTCTAACTTTGTATTCTGGATCAAGCGAAGCTGCAAGTCATCTTCAGGAGCTATGTGCTCTTTATGCCGTCCACTACGTTTGCTCATCGGGCAGACTGAGCATTCGACGGGCTTCCAGTCAACATTGCAAGTTGCCTCAATTGACTCGGGCATGAGCAAATGTGGACCCTCGACGGAAGCTACAGTGCCTTGAATCGCAACAGGCCTTCCACGCATGCCTTTGCGCCTGAGAGCCTTGTAGTCGAGAGGGTTGTACTTGGCCTGTTCCTTGCCGTCTGACTTGCAGAAGTCGTACAGCTTATCCGTGGTCCCGTCCTCCAACCAGAAGTCCGTAATGTCCTTCCCGGCCTTGGCAGTTATGGGATAGGGCAGGGAACAAATGGCGATGCTCTCGGCAATGGTGCGAAGCTTTGGCAAGACCCGTTTGATAGCGGCCTGCCCGTCTTTGTCCCTGTCGAAGCAGAGTGTGATGTGCTTGCCCGACAATAGCTCG